GAACGCACCATTGGATTCATACTTGCTCGTGGCGCGTTTGCGTATGTCTCTAACTTTCATGTCGTGTCTCCCTGACGTGTTGTTTACAGGATGTTGTAGCCCTTGAGCCATCTGCGCGTGTCCTTGCCCATATGCACTACGGACAAGTCAGCGAACTCATTGTCGATATCCCTGAACTCATCAAAGTCAAAGTCGGGATCGGTTGTGTTCAGTAATAACTCTCTGTCGATATGCACCTCGTCAGAGAACTGAGTATCTGCATCGTATGCAGTATGTTGTGTAGGTACTGCTTTGAACTTGGGTAAGCGCAAAGTCTTACGCACTTGCCTTGGGTATGCCTTGAGCATGTCATTGACATCACCCTCAACATGGTAAACAGCATGGCTGTCTTGGTTGAAACAAAAATGAACGTTCATAATAATCTCCAGTTGTTGCAAAAGTTTTGGGACATCAGCCAACCCTGACGGGCTAACTAACGAGTGGTTGTAGTGTTCTCCCAACCAACTGCGTTGATTATAACATTATTAGGGGATAAATCAAGTGTTTGTATATCTTTCGTCATTAGCGGTGTCAAAAGTAAATGTGTAAAGTTGGCTTGGAATTGACGGAAAAAACTGGAATATTGGAATCTAATGGATAGGTACTACTTTGTATGGAGAATGAAACGGAAAGTGTGGTAGATCACTAGGTATAAATAACTACTAAGTACTATATATATTATTAAGTTCCAATATTCCAGTATTTTTGGAATTTGAATGCTTGGGGAAGAGTGATGTTTGCAATGGCTATAAACTATGTGTTAAGTTTTGCGTTGGGGAAACTTGCACCCTGTGATGAAGATGAACGAACACGAAACGCTCCCAACCAGCCATGTTCACAAAACAAATTGGAATTTTGGAATTTTTAGGGTAAAAGTGCTATTTTCTCCTTATAAATCAAGGACTTGCGCGGTTCCAACTTACTGGAACAAATTGGAATCTGACTGGAATCTGTGCGCTAAACATTGGAATTCCAATTTATTGGAACAAATTCCAATTTATTGGAATCGGGTTGGAATCTTGGAACCGACGTCAGGGTTAGCTGACGCGTTATATAAGTTACCCTCGATGCCTACACACGCGCACATAGTCACGCGCGCGAAGACAAAGAACTGGTCTCAAAAAGTTTGGGACAAAAAAATACCGCCCAATCTTTCGACTGGGCGGTTTGGGTGAGAATGTTATTTCGTATTGTAAGCAGTCCAGTAGGCTTTGACCGCTACTCTATGCTTTGCGCTGTTTGCCGTTGAATCACTTTGACGTTTTTCGGCGGTTACTGCACGTTTATCAAGTGTGCCGAAAACCTTTTCTACCGCCATTGTGAAACTATCGTTGCCGTTGCGTTCTCTAGGCTTATCTTTATTGATAATCCGTTTTGCCGCATCTATTAGGTCTTTTAGTGAATTGTGAGCATATTTGCGAAATTTATCTCTAGCCACTGAAACAATAGTGTGCAAGGGTTTATTATACTTGTCAGATTTTGTATTATTTAATAATCCAAATTCAGTCCCAGTATAAGACCATGCAATAGTAGGATTCATTTTGATAATTTCTTTGCCCTTATATTTTATCGCCAAAATTTCGGGGGTGATCTTATCGGGTGAATTTTCACTATTGCCAATTTCAATATACATCCCAGTGTCACCCATATAAAAATAGGTGTCGCCTAGCAATTCAGTTGACCTTAGCGCAAAACCCTCATAAAGATCAGATTTTAACTTTTCCTCTACTTTTGTGGGAAATTCAGGGTTTTTATCCATGACCCATTGGGCAATGGCTTTTGACCCTTCGCCATGTTTTGCTATTTTATAACCCGCATCTTTATTGCTAACGGGCAATGACATTTCAACGGCTTGCGCGACTACAGTTTTTTTAACTACCATAATTTTCTCCAGTAATGTTAAAGATCAAAGATACTGGGTCAGTAGGATTACCGATCCAGTAAGGGTATTATATACCATGTCGCCACTGGGTGACGGCTTATATAGCCCAGCCCTCACGCGGTCGCGCGCACACGCCGCTTGACGCGCCCGCAGACAAATAACTGGTATCAAAGGGGCCTAGCCCCTTTGATTAGAAGTTCTTCCAGAAGTATGTATCGACATCGTCCGAGCTGGCGATGAAGTCCTTCAGGTTAAACGAACCACCCTCACCCTCAGAGTGGAAGAGCCAGACCTTGTTGTCTTTGGGATAGTAGCGGAGCTTGTACCCCATTTCTTTGGCTTCGATTTCACGGTCTCCCATCACCTCTTCAGGGTAAAACCATGCATCTATATATCTGAATTTAGTATCGTAGGTCATTTGTTTCTCCAGTTTAGGGTTTAGATGGGAGGCCCTGTCACGGCCTCCCTTGTCAATCAATCACACTGTATCGCGTACTTGATAACAGTCTGGGTTTCTGTACCAACTTCCACTTTGCGGCAAGTTGGGCTATCTTCTTTTACGTAAGCGGCAAGGCGAACATCAAATTTGGCCATTGCATACTTATAGTCGCGGTTGATTGACGATGGCCAATCTTCAGAACCTTCAGCCGATCCAAACGCTTCCAGTACTTGCAAAAGCTCTACGATACGACCGGTCTTAAAAGACTCTAAACCGCGTGCGTGAATGTAAATCATAGGTCTGTGATAACCATTGATAATGCTCATGTGGTCATTCTGAACCAACAATGTGCGCATCACGTTGATAAAAGGAACCATATCTTTTTTGGTGTTTGCCAAAAGCGCTTTTTGTTTCTTAGCGCGTGCAATGGTTTCGTTGCTGTCACTGTTTGCATTTGCAAACATTTTCGTTGCTGTAGTCTTTAGCATAGTAGCTCTCCATTAAGACTGTTGTTCCGTCTCACCCCTTGTGATCCGGTAAGAGAATTATAACCCATACCGGCCTTGATTCCCTGGTAGATGGCCCCGGAGCGACCCCACCCCCCGGATTCCTAAATGGGTCCCCCTCCGCCCCCATACCCCAAGATCTGCACAAATAACCGCGCACTTTTCAAAAACACCCCCCCACCCCCTCCTCTTTTCCGTCACGGGTATCAAACTAAGCCCATTAGGGAAAACCCCCCCTATAGGATTCCTACCTCCCTATCTAACATACGCGGTATATTAAAAAAATATTAACGGAGTGCCACTTTTCCTCCTATGCAAGACCTAGTACCAAACATTGATGCTAACGTGCCGATACCCGCTTCAGCCACAGAAGCGATGCCCGAGCTTTCCGTCAAGGAAGAGCTTGAAATGCGGGCTAGAACAGTCAAGATGCTGGCTGACTTACAAGGTAAACCTGTAGAAGTTACAGAAGAGCATCGCGGCGAAGCCATGAAAGTGGTAGAGCAAGTCGCCATGAACAAGGCTGACCCCAATCTTGCCCAATACCCTAATGAAACTATTGCCTATCTAGCCGGTATGGTTGCCCAGTACGACTATATGGTTGTGCGCGAGCTAGTTGATTTGAAGAAATATGTAGTAAATAAGCTACTGCTTGAGACAGACAGTCAAGACCCCAAGGTCAGACTCGGTGCAATTAAGGCTTTAGGTGAAGTTGATGGTGTAGATGCGTTCAAGAAACGCTCAGAGATCACAATCAAACGTCAATCTATTGAGGAAGTTGAGCAAGAACTGCTTGAAACGCTTGCAAGACTAGAAAAACGCACAATTGATGTCCATGCCAAGGTAGTTCGCAGTGAAAATAACACCTGAGCAGATTCAATTCATCCGCGACAACCTCCAATACATGGATGACGATGAAAAACGTCGCAATTTAGCCCTTGTTAAAGAGTACGACAACAATTCTGTGCAGGTGGTGGGCAAAGACTCGTTGTTAGAATTTGCAAACCATGTATATCCGGGCTATATCGTGGGTCCGCACCATAGAAGGCTTGCCAGAATCTTTGAAGAGATAGCAGCAGGCAAGAAAAAGCGCGTAATTGTCAATATTGCACCGCGTCATGGCAAATCTGAACTCATTTCTTACCTAGCTCCTGCATGGTTTCTAGGTAAATACCCTCATAAAAAGGTCATTATGGCCTCCCACACAGCGGATTTAGCAACCAATTTTGGTCGTAGAGTACGTAATTTGGTGGGTTTAGACACTTATAAAGACATCTTTCCGCAGGTCGAATTGCAGGCCGACAGTAAGTCTGCGTCACGTTGGGGGACAAATTTCAATGGAGAATACTTTGCGATTGGCGTTGGCGGTGCTTTGGCTGGACGGGGTGCTGATTTATTTATCATTGATGACCCTCACTCTGAGCAGGAAGCTAAAACAGGTAGGCCAGACGTGTTTATTCCTGCTTGGGAATGGTTCCAGTCAGGCCCTTTGCAGCGTCTTATGCCGGGAGGCGCTATTATCATAGTGATGACAAGGTGGTCTAAACTTGACCTAACTGGGCAGATTATTGCCCAAATGGGTCGAGAAGAGGGGGTAGACCCTTGGGAAGTGGTTGAGTTCCCAGCCATTATTGAAGACAAACCACTGTGGGGCGCGTTCTGGTCCATTGAAGAACTACTGTCTAAAAAAGCAGGTATGGACCCCCGTTACTGGCAAGCCCAGTACATGCAGAACCCCGTGTCTGAAGAAGGCGCTCTTATTAAGAGAGAGTGGTGGCAGATCTGGGATAAGGATGATCCGCCCGACTGCGAGTTCACTATCATGTCTCTTGACGCGGCGCAAGAGTCTAACAACCGTGCTGACTATAACGCTCTGACTACTTGGGGTGTGTTTTACAACGAGGACACAAAGAACTATGCTGTTATTTTGCTCAACTCTATTAAGAGACGGCTTGAGTACCCAGAACTTAAAGCACTGATCCTTGAAGAGTATAGGGACTGGGAACCTGATGCGTTTATTGTAGAGAAGAAGTCTAACGGCTCAGCTCTCTATCAAGAGTTTAGACGGATGGGCATACCTGTGGGAGAGTTTACTCCGGGTAAAGGACAAGATAAGATTGCACGGGTTAATGCGGTGTCTGCGCTATTTCAAGGCGGAGTAGTATTTGCACCTGATCGCAGGTGGGCAAGAGAAGTTATTGAGGAGTGCAATGACTTTCCGTCCGGCACTAACGATGACTTGGTTGACTCAACAACACTAGCACTCATGCGGTTTAGACAGGGTGGGTTTATCAAGCTTGCAAGTGATGAGCCT